AGCGAACTCTCAAACAATCGTGGATCTGTTGAGAGAAGAAGGTGTCATCGCCTGCTCTACCTGTCCAAGCACCCCAGAAAGTACTGTTAAGTGCTTTTGGAGAACCCCAGCTACTTTGACCACGAAGTGGTACAGATGGGAAGTTGATTGACCCACTGAAAGGCTCCAAACCATACCCACCAGCAGTTGGTACATCTAGGATGTCTATTGTTGCTGTTGAGTGACCAATGTTACCATAGTTGGCATTTGAACCACCAAGGAGCATTGTAAGAGCATCGCCACGAGAAGCGGACAATGGTGTCTCTCGGCTTGTAGAGAAGCCACTTGAGCCACTAACAATACCGACACTACGATATTGAAGAGGTCCGAATACGCCGAATGGTAACAAACGACGCTCGCCTGAACCAGCAGCAACTGTATCACTTACGACGACACGGATGAAGTTTGACTTGTTGTCGTACTCACCATATTCAACAATGCGCTTTTCGCCTTGGTCGTATACACAGTACTTATCACCAATACGCTTAGCGATGTAGTTATCAGCCGCTGGGTTTAGTGATAGACCGTCAAAGCGCTCAATGATTACAGGGCGGTTATCTGTGTCTTGTAGGTCACGAACTAATACTGAGAATGATCCGTAATCTTGGAAGTTGCCCTCTGGGGCTTTGATGTTACTAATAGATATTTTTATTTCCCTTTGAGTTGATTCGCCAGCGCTTAGTGCTTCAAGGCGGAATAGCTTTTGCATAGCCTTTGACTGATAAGCGGCATTGTTTGAACTAAGGTCCTGAGAGATGAACCAACCTGTGGAAGCTCTTGATGCAGCACCACGGAAATTGTTTTGTTGCTTTGTTGCGGTAATACCAGCAGCTTCTTGAACAGCCATTGGGACCATAGCAGCGTAGTACTTGGTGGTTGAACCACCAGCCAAGACACCAATTGAGGTAGATCCTGTGACTACTAAGGAGTTTTCAAATGTTTCTCCAAGCCAGTAGATGCCTCTCTGGTAGAAGTTTTGAGTTGCAGCTTCTGTGATAGCAGCATTTGTGATTGTTGGATTTGTATTAAGAGCCTTACGAATAAAGTTCTCTTGATCCCTATTGAGACTGACTGTTACTTCTTCAGAGAACTGTCCACCTGAACTTCCTGTGAACAGAAGGGTAATGTCGTCTAGACTGTCGATCTCGTAAACTGTTGATCCGGCGGTTGCGGTTGAAGCAGCAACACCACCAGCGAATGGGTCAGCAGTAAGCTTAGCAGGGATTGCAGTACTTGTAAATGTTTTGGCGTTATCATCAGTACCAATAGTGGTTCCAAAAACATTTACAACAAGATTGTTGGTCGCATCGACAGCGGCAACCAATGGGAAGCCCGCAGCAGCGGCTGCATTTAGGCTGTTAGCAATTGCCGTGGAAACTGTACCTGGCGCAGCGTCAGCGAGACCGATTTTGGTACTAGTAGAATCTGCGACATCGACAGCACCGTCAAAAGTAGCAGAATAGGTTTGAGTGCCCAAGGTTAAGGCAAGAGGCTTGCCAGCAAGGTCAGCAATAGGGGAGACATCGGGTACATATGTCAACAAAGTAGATGCTGGGGATCCGGTGTTGCCCTTGAGCAAGACACGACCATTGTTCATATAAATCTGAGCAGCGACAGATCCTGAAAGAACCCCTGGGGAAGCATCCAGACCGTTATAAGGCCAGACACATAGTGCATAAACACCACCAGCAGCATTCTTTTCTGCTTCGGTTCCGCTAGTGGCGAACTCGCTTACTTCCCAACCAGCTTTACCGGCAGTTGTAGCATCGATTGACTCATCGCCTAGAACACGAATAAACGTTAGAGGGCTTCCGTTTTGAAGCCAAGCCTGAGCAGCATAAGCAGCGTAAGTTGGAGCAGTTAAGTTGCCCTCACGCCACACATCGTTACCCTGAGCACCTGGAACTGGGTTACCGAATGTTTGAACAAAGTCAGAAAACGATGTCAAGGTGATAGGCTTATCACCAGGACCCTTTCTTGCTCTGCCGATAACTAGTGGACCAACTGCGCCTGGGGTTTCAGGCAACTGGGATTGGTCAATCTCGTTGATAAATACCCCTGGGGATATAAATTTGAACTTTCTTGAAGAGTTGTCAGCCATTGATAATCCTTCTCCTCGGTTTTATAAATCGCTTATTCGCAGTATAAACATACTAAACGCTAATAATAAATAGTAACCTATAAATCCAAACACCCACCAATATATTATTATGGCTAGCGTCTGTATTTATCTTTTCTTTGCGCCTGAAACTCAGGCTTATCTTCGGTAACTGATCGCTCACGTCCTATTGTTACTTCAGCCGCAGATTCAACTACAGCCACGTTAGGTGTGTTCTGGTTCTTGTCGGAACCAATGATATGTCCGAGAACCTTAATAGTCACAGTCGATTTGAATACTCTTTCATCTGTTCCGAGAGCAGCGTTATTACTTTCATTTGCAAAGTCTTGCTCTACAAAAGCTTCGTATGTGTTCCCCTCGTAAGTAATATTGAATACAGCAGGAGTTGAGAACTCAGATAAAAAAGGAGCCAACATCTGGTTCATCTGTTGCTGGTAGTTAGATACCATCTTGACTTGATATACAAGCTCAACAAACGTTGGGTTTGGTATGAATAGCGTTTCATAAACAACCTTCTGGTTATCAAAAGGGAAAGTACTCTGACCGTATTTCCTGATAGCAGTTGCATTCGCACGCTCTCTTGACTTGCCCTGCTGGACTTGTCTGGCAATTGGGATCGCACCGCCTTTCTTATAGAAATCAAAGTACGGAGGAACATACACACCGTACCTGCCTTTGTTTTGTGGATTCTTGGTCAAGGATGTTCTGATGATCGATATGATTGGATACTCTAGAGACCTTCCATTCTTTCGTAGCTCTTGTTGGTTTTTTATTTGAAATGCCCTTTCTGCACCAGCGAAGATAACAGGCACTTTCTTGAAGCCATCATTAGTGTCGCAGAACACATTTAGAGAATCATTTATGAACTCAAAAACAGCAGCGTCGATGTCCTCTAGGGTAGAGGGCTTCAAACTGTAGTCTGCTTTCAAATCTTGATCTAACTTTGTACTCTTTGGCATATCAAAAAATCCTACATTCTCTTATTGTGTCCACCAAGACTGCCATCAGGATTGAACACTCCTGCACGAGCTTGGCGACATACAGCAGTTACCTCCAAAGAGGTGCCATCTGCAAAGTCACTATCTTGACCAAACAAATATCTTGGCTCAAAAGTATCAACGATTTCAAAAAACATTTGATCGTACTGAACAAAATCACCTAGTCTTACGAATAGATCCTGATCTTCTGTCAACCTTCTCTTATGGAAGTGTACATTGATACTATAAAGATTGTCAAAACCATACTCTTCCTGTACACCGTTTGGTCCAACGTATTCTACAAGTGAATATGCTCTTACTGGTGGTAAGAATGTTTTTTCTATTGCCTCCCCGTAAACTGGGTGGTAATTTGTTCTGTTGTTGTCTATCGGAAAGTAAAGTAACTGTTGACCAATTATTCGCTCAATAACTTCGTCATTGAGTTGCTTTACAAAGTTTCTTTCTGCCTTCCCTACAAAAAGCGGTGGGGGTGGCTGTGTAGGTTGAGTCCACTTATTTGCCATCTATCTTAACCCACGTAGATGCCAGTTGGGATCTTCTGAACCACATCGGCAACGCTATTTTGTAATCTCTGATCCTGTTCTGCAAGTGCAGCGTAAACCATCTGATCAAGGGCTTCCTTGAGTTCGGTTCTTAGATTTGTCTGCTCTTCTTTTGCTTCGGAGATCAAAGCCGACCCATTCAAAGTAATCTCATTATTTGGAATAGGGATTGAGGCAAGTTTAGACCTAACCTGACCAAGAGTCTCTTTTGATAAAGATAATGCAAATCGGCGAATCCACTGCTTACCAATACTGTTAATGTTTTGATAAGGAACATTAGGAAATGGCAAGGTGTTCATATTGTTTACACCATCAGCGCCATACTTACGGTCAGAGTCTTCCGTAAAGGCATCTTCAGCAACCCTGAACTCTACCCAGTATGTCTCCGTTCCACCTCTTGGCATTGGGTAAATTCTTAGTTTATTATTAATGATCCTAAATGACTGATGAGAAGCCCTGACATGAAGATCCTGCTCAAAAGCATAGGCTTGGAGAACATTCTGCCAAGATGGCACTAATTGGAAGGAACTGTCATCTGCATACATTCCGTATGTTGATAGGTTACCCACTGCTCCAATTCCATATCCACCATAGAAGTTCCACATAGCGGCAGGCGTTTTATAATAAACTTTTTGTATTGTTATTGCATTTTTTCCAACTTTATTATGGAATGGAGAACTAGCTGCTAAAGAAGCAGTATAGATGATTTTTTGCAAATCGTAGTCCTGGGTATCCTCCAATGTTGTGAAAGAGGCTGAATAAACCGTTTGGTTTCCTCCGAGCCCAGCGAGGGTGCCAATACTGTCTCCTACATTTCGAATATACCCTAATTGAAATCTAGGGTATTTAAGGTTTGGAGTTGAGCCCGTACCATCAATGTATGCTGACATTTCACCGTCTTGGTCAAAAGATGCTGTGTTATTACCCAAAAGTGATGACAAAACATTTTTAGACTGATGAGTGTTGACAAGATATGAATATTCTAGACAAGCCTCTTCATATGCATTATAAACATTAGAAGGAGTAATCTCTAGATCTAATACTTGTCCACCCAACTTTTGATAGGTGTAAGCGACTTGATCTGCTGCCCCGCTGTAGAATGCATTTGTTGTATAAATGTTGTATGCTAGAGCCGTAGAGACATCGCCTGGAGACCCTGTTGCTGGTAGAACTACTGCGCTAGTAGTACTAGCTGGCTGTAAATTGGTTGGCATATTTAACCCTCATATATTGTATAAATAGTTTTTGAGTTCTACAAAGGTTTATCTTAAAAAAGAAAACCCCGTCACAAGGACGGGGTAATCTCAAACAATATTCAAAGAATATTATTTATTTGCCTGATTACTTGTCGGTCATATCCGTTACAAGATCCTTACAGACAACCAAACCGTACATGTCAGGACGTACCATCTTCTTGGCATAGCGTGTCATGACGCCCTTGCGAGGTACGAAGTCCTCGACACCAAAGATGGTAGGTGTGACTTGTAGTGGCACATATGGAGCATACACATAGCCGCTTTCTAAGAAGCTGCCCCCACGACGACCTACGAGAATAGTAGCTCGTGGGAAGTATGGATCTACGTGAATGTCCATCTTGCGACTAATAGAACCAACGTTGTGAGCGCCCCAGGAGCCGGCTGTGTCGCTGTCTACTGCTGTAGAAGCACGGAAGCCGCTGGTGAACTCAAGAATGGAAGCTACTTCTGGACCGCAGACCAAGAAGTTAGCACCACCACGTAGTGTCTTACGGTGAATACGAGCACTTACGTCGTTGATTGTCTCAAGTAGAGTTTCGTACCACTCGGATACAGTACCTGTGAAGTCTGGGTACAATGCACCTGAGACGACGACACCAGATTCACGATCAACAAACTTACCTGGGCTACGAGACCAGTACAATGTACCAGCGGTAGCACCTTCGACGAGATCCTTGAGGATTTCACGATCGATTTCAAGAGCAACTTGCTCGGACAAAATGCTTGTCAACTCAACTTCAGCGTCGAGGTTGTGATAAGCATTCAAATCTTGAGCTAGTTCTGGAGACCATTTAGCCTTGAGCTTACGGGTCATAGCTGTGACAGCTACGGAATCGACCTTGATGTCGATTTCGTTGAGTTCTTCATCAGCTTCTATACGCCAGAAGTCATTACCCCTGACACCACCGATAGCATTAGCAGCAGTGAAGTTATCTGCTTGGTTGTACTCAGCAGTAACAGTAGCACCCTTAAGGGCAGCAGCGGCAGTGTGTAGAATGATGAAGGATAGATCGCCGTTTGATTCAAAATGAGTT